ATAGCAAAACATTATGAAAAATATGAAAACATATATGATCATATTGAGCAAACTATAAATAAAATTAGTGAGAATTTAGATGAGTATGCATTTTTAAATCATTACGTTGTTCCATTATTCTATAATATTGAAAAACAAGGTATTAAATTAGATAAAGAACCATTTATTAAATACTTCAGTACATTACCTAATCCTAAATTTTCAGTATCTAAAGGTAAAATATACACACAATATAATTTAAATACATTAACTGGAAGACCATCAAATGCATTTAATAGTGTTAATTTTGCTGCATTAAACAAAACAAACGGTGAACGTGCTGCATTTATTCCCGAAAACGATAAATTAGTTGAAATAGATTTTAAAGCATATCATCCAACTATTATTGCTAGATTAGCTGGATATGAATTTACAGGAAATATATACGAACAATTATCTCAACAATTTCCAGGATCAACACCTGAAACAATTAAGGAATTAGTATTTCAACAATTGTATGGAGGTGTTAGAAAAGATTTTCAAGATAAACCATTCTTTTCTCAAGTAAACAACTATACAAATCAATTATGGGGTTCAGCAGATAACGGTGTAAGAGGTGCTCAATTTGGTAAACAGTTTACTAAATCTATAATTGAAAATCCAACACCACAAAAATTACTTAATTATATTGTTCAAAATACCGAAACTATATTTAATGTAGTTCAGTTTTCAGCTGTTATAAATTTACTTAAAGATAAAAAAACAAAAATTATTCTCTACACATATGATTCTATATTGTTAGATTATGATTCATCAGAGAATTTATTAGATAATATAACTTCACTACTAAAATTTAATCATTCCACGAAATCTGGACAAAATTACGCAGAAATTAAATAAATCATATATTTATGTTAGACTTAAGTTACGATTTATTTAATAATACATTTTTAATGGCTAATAAGCTATTCTGCACTTTTACTACTCCCGAAGAATTAGACGAAGCTCTAAACACTTTACAAACAAAATATACGATATTATATTCCAAAATATTTGTACTGGAATCATTATCAACCGAAGAATTTATTTGCACCTATAATATAGACACGTTTAATATGTCCCACAACACTGTGCTTCCTAATACTATTCTATTACATAGAAAGAAAGAATCAAATACGTTATATACAATCAATGCTTTAAATGCATTAATCAAGTCTTTAAATGATGGTGTTTTAGACATCAAATTTAAAATCATATGGAATGAATACAAAAATTCCATATTGCTTATTCAGAATAATGATCTGAATATTATCAAAACAAAAATCCATAAGATAATTAATCTTTAAGATAGGCTTGTCTATCGGACTTTCTTTTGTTACATTTACATGTAATTAATAATTTTTTCATATATAAACAAGTAAAACAATGGATATTAATCTGTTAAAGAATAAATTGACCGCCCTTAATAGCTCAGGTAAGAAGCAAGGTACAGGCGAAAAAATCGACTACACACAGTATTTTTGGAAACCACAACCAGGTAAACATCAAATTAGAATTGTTCCATCTAAATTAAACAAATCTAATCCGTTTCGTGAAGTATTTTTCCATTATGGATTTACTAAAGGTCCAGTATTAGCTTTAAGCAACTGGGGTGAGGCTGATCCAATTATTGAGTTTGCTGCTAAATTAAAAGCAACTCGAGATAAAGACAATTATTTATTGTCTAAAAAATTAGAACCGAAAATGAGAGTATTTGTTCCTGTTGTCGTTCGTGGTGAGGAAGAAAAAGGAGTACGCTTATGGGAGTTCGGTAAAGAAATTTATACAACATTATTAGGTATTGGTACTGATGAAGATTATGGTGACTTCACTGACGTTACTGAAGGTCGTGATTTTACAGTAGAAGCTGATTATAAAGATGTAGCAGGTCGTAAAGTAGTAGGTTGTACATTACGTATTAAACCAAAACAAACACCAGCAACTGAAAATGCAGCTCAATTACAAAAATGGTTAGATGAACAACCAGATGTTTTGACTCTAAATCGTAAACGCGATTATGATGAAATTAAAGGATTATTAGAAAAATGGCTTAATCCAGAAGCTGAAGAACAACAATCACCAGAAGCATCACCTGCTGTATCATCAAATTGGGTAAATGAAAATCAAGTAACAGAACAAGAACGTGCTGCATTTACTTTAAATACAAATCCATCAGATAAATTTGACGAATTATTTAATTCATAATAATGGCTAAAAAATCACCATCAGAGACGGTCACCCATGTATTGGGTGACAAATCTAAATTTAACTTATCAGCTTTTAAAAAGTCTAAGTTTTTAGATACAACAACAAAATTTAAAGAACAAAAATGGATTCCATTTACATCAGCAATTAAAGAAGCATTATCAATTCCTGGTGTACCAATGGGACAGATTACAATTGCTAGAGGTGGTTCAGATACAGGAAAAACTACATTATTAATTGAAACTGCTGTTACTGCTCAAAAAATGGGTATATTACCTGTTTTTATTGTTTCAGAAATGAAATGGGATTTTTCTCATGCTCAAAAAATGGGATTAGAATTAAAAGCAATTCCAGATGAAGAAACAGGCGAAGTAATTGATTATGATGGTTTTTTCCTTTATATTGATAGAGGTTCAATCGATTGTATCGAAGACGTATCAGCATTTATTTCAGATATTTTGAATGAACAAGCAAAAGGACGTTTACCGTATGATTTATTGTTTTTATGGGATTCAGTTGGTTCGTTACCATGTCAAATGAGTGTAGATCAAGGCAAAAACAATCCAATGTGGAACGCAGGTGCAATGGCTACTCAATTTGGTAATTTTATCAATCAACAATTTCCATTATCGCGTAAAGAAAAATATCCATACACTAATACATTCTTTGTTATCAATAAAACAGGTGTTCAACCAGCATTAACTCCTATGTCTCAACCTAGACGTACTAATAAAGGTGGAGATACAATGTATTGGGATGCAGCAGTTGTTATTACATTTGGTAACGTAACTAATTCAGGTACATCAAAAATTAAAGCTACTAAAAATGGTAAATCAGTTGAATTTGCTAAACGTACTAAAGTAGCAATTGATAAAATTCACGCCGATTGTGGAGTTGCTACTGCCTCAACAGTAATTGTAACACCACATGGTTATATTGACGATACACCAAATGCAATCGCTAAATATAAAAAAGAACATGCGCATGAATGGTTCCAAGGACTAACAGATGTGGATGATTTACAAATTACTGAAGATAATAGCGAGTGGGAAGAAGGTAAAACAATTGCTCCTATTGTTGATATAGAAATAGATGATAATGAATAAAGACTTCTTAAATAAATTACTCTCAGAGTTAAAATCTGATAGGAATAATTCAAAAAATGCTCGAGTACTTATTGTAGACTCGATGAATACATTTCTACGAAGTTTTTCAATCATACAACATTTAAACCCCAATGGCCACCACGTAGGTGGCCTTGTGGGTTATTTAAAATCAGTTGGTTATGCTATTCGTTTATATCAACCAACTCGAGTTATATTAGTATTTGATGGTCAAGGTAATTCTACAAATAAACAGTATTTGTATTCTGATTATAAAGCAAATCGTTCAACTACTAAAGTAAATAATTGGAAGGTATTTTCTGATAAAAATGAAGAAAGTGAGTCAATGGCTAATCAAATGGGGCGATTAATTGAGTATTTAACTCAATTGCCTGTTTCGATGATTGCTATTCCTAAAATTGAAGCCGATGATGTAATTGGTTACTTAGTAGAACAATTCGAACCAAACCCAGAAACAGATAAAATTACAATTATGTCTGCTGACCAAGATTTTCTACAATTAGTTTCTAATAAAACAGAAATATATTCACCAACTAAAAAGAAAACATATGGTGTTAAAGAAGTATTAGATGAATATTTAGTTCATGCTAATAATTTTATTAATATGAAATTATTATTAGGAGATAGTGGAGATAATGTTCCTGGAGTAGGTGGTTTAGGACCTAAAAAATTATTAAAATTATTTCCTGAATTACAGAACGAACATATCTTAACTATTGAGAATCTGTTAACGAAAGCAAAAGATAATGAAGATAATAATCAGTTATATACTAAAGTACTTCAATTTGAACGTCAATTAAGACTAAACGAACAGTTAATGTCGCTTAAAAATGTAAATATAAGCGATGATGATAAAGACATTATTAATGAAACTATTTCAACTCCACCACCAGCATTGAATATTGGTAATTTTATTGAAATGACAGAAATTGATCAATTAAATGAAAGAATAAATTGGCAGAATTGGTTAATAGAGAATTTTTCCTCATTATATTGGGGAGATAAATAAAATATTTTAAAGGTTATATAAATTGACAGCACTAGATAATTTAGATAAATACGGGAATTCATTTCAAACTAAAGTACTCGGATTACTATTAACAGATAAAAAATTTCTAGTTAATGTATCCGATTCTTTAACTGATGAATACTTTGAAAATTCATCACGAAAATGGATTATTAAACGATTACAGAAATATTTTGATGAATATCATACTACACCTACATTAGAGGCATTAAGTATTGAAGTCAAAAAAGAAGAAAACGATGTTTTAAAAATCGCATTAACTGAGGAATTAAAACAAGCTTATTCATTAGCTGAAAAAAGTACAGACAACGAATATATTGAAAAAGAATTTAGTGAGTTCTGTCAGAATCAACAGATGAAAAAAGCTATTATGACATCCGTTGATTTATTAAATGATGGAGATTATGAATCAATTCGTACATTAATTTCTAAAGCCGTATCAAATAATCAAGAACGAAATACTGGTCATGATTTTGAATTAGATATTGAATCTCGATATAGACCAGATGATAGAAAAGTTATTCCTACTCCATGGAAAGAATTAAATTCAATAACGCAAGGTGGTTATGGAAAAGGTGATTTAGTTATTTTCTTTGGAGGACCAGGAGCTGGTAAATCATGGGCTGCTATTTCGATGGCTTTAGAAGCAGCTAAATTAGGAGGTAATATTGTTTATTACTCTTTAGAATTAGGTGAAGGATATGTTGGTAAACGATTCGACGCTAATCTAACTGGTATACCAGTAGATCAATTAGCAATGCATAGAGTTCAAATCGAAAACCAAATTAAAGGATTACCAGGTAAATTAATAATTAAAGAATATCCACCTAAACGAGCATCATTAGATACGATTGAATCTCATTTAGATCAATTGCGTCTTCAACATGACTTCGTACCGGATGCTATATTTATCGATTATTTAGATTTACTACGTAATCGTCGCGCTCGTAATGAAAGAAAAGACGATATTGATGATATTTATACTGATGCAAAAGGATTAGCTAAAGAATTAGGTATTCCAATTATATCTCCATCACAAGTAAATCGTTCAGGGTCTCAAGATAAAGTAGTTGAGGGTGATAAAGCAGCAGGTTCATACGATAAGATTATGATTGCCGATATTATTATATCTACTTCACGTTTAAGAAAAGATAAATTAGACAACACTTGTAGATGGCATATTATTAAAAATCGTTATGGGGTGGATGGTTTAACGTATAAATGCGAATTTAACGCATCAACTGGACAAACTAGTATACTAGGCGAATATGATGAAGATGATGAAGAGTCAAATAGTCCACAATCTCCTAAACAACAAAATAATTCTGATTTTAATAAAGATGATAGAGATTATTTACAAAAGAAATTTTTTGAACTTAATAAGTCTTCTTAATTATCATTAGTATATACTGTATTTATTACTGCACTAAAAATAAAAATAAAATTTATGTTAAAAGTTACCAAATTCTCAGCATCTTGGTGTGGTCCATGTAAAGTATTAGCACCAATATTTAATGAGGTTAAGTCTGAAGTAGGGGATGTTATGTATCAAGATGTTGATGTTGATCAAAATTCTGATTTAGCTATTCAATACAAAGTTCGTGGAGTACCCACCATTGTTATTGAAAAAGACGGACAAGAAGTAAAACGCATCGTAGGAATGTCCACCAAAGCTAATTTAGTATCAACAATTAACTCATTAAAATAATATGATTACTGATAAACGTTTATTCTATAAGCCGTTTGAATACGACCAAGCACACGAATTTTTAAAACAACAGCAACGTGTGCATTGGTTACCCGAAGAAGTTACATTAGCGGCTGACGTTAATGACTTTAAATTAAAATTAACCGAATCAGAAAAAAATCTAATCGGA